TGCTGGTACAGGTAAAACATTCATTACTCTTTATAATGCACTTCAGGATGTGTTAGATGAGAGAAGTCCTTACGAAAAAATCTATATTGTAAGATCTCTTGTTGCAACTCGCGAAATTGGTTTTCTTCCTGGAGACCACGAAGATAAGTCATCTCTTTATCAAATTCCCTACAAGAATATGGTAAAGTATATGTTTCAAATGCCAGATGACGCTTCATTTGAAATGCTCTATGGAAACCTCAAAACTCAAGGTACGATTAGTTTTTGGAGTACTTCTTTTATTCGCGGAACTACTCTGGACAAATCAATTATTATTGTTGATGAAATGCAAAATCTTTCATTTCATGAATTAGATTCTATTATTACTAGGGTTGGTGAAGATAGTAAAATTATGTTTTGTGGAGATGCCACACAAAGTGATTTAATTAAAACAAATGATAGAAATGGTATTATTGATTTCCTAAAAATCTTAAGAGTTATGCCATCTTTTGAACTAATTGAATTTGGTGTTGATGATATTGTAAGAAGTGGTTTGGTTAAGGAATATATTATAGCAAAAACTCAGTTGGCACTTTAAAATAAGTAGTTCGTAAAAGTTTAAGTTTATATAAATAACTATAACTTTCACGAACTATGGATGTATAAAATTTATTTAATTGCAAATATTAAAAATAAAAAACAATATGTAGGTATTACTAAATTTTCTATTGAAGAAAGGTTTTCTCAGCACGTTAAAAGGGGGTTTCTTTTAACAGAAGCAATCCAAAAATATGGAGAGCAAAATTTTTGGATTCAATTAATCGAAGAAGTTGAATCTGCAGAAAGAGCATATGAACTAGAAATGTATTATATTAAAGAATATAATACAAAAGTGCCAAATGGGTATAATATAACTGATGGTGGTGATGGAATTTTTGGATGGGAACCATCAGAGGAATACCGTAAAGAATGTTCAGAAAGGGTAAAACAACTTCATAATGAGAAAAAAGTAGGTATGTATGGAAAAAAACATACAGAAGAAACTAAGAAAAAAATGAGCGATTCTCTAAGAGGAAATCAAAATTGTTTAGGAAGAATTCTTTCCGAAGATACTAAATCTAAAATTTCATCATCACATAAAGGTAAAATTTTGAGTGAATCTACAAAAAATAAAATAAGCGAAAATCATCATAATGTATCTGGAGAAAAAAATCCTATGTATGGAAAAAAACATTCACCTGAAACAATTGAAAAAATGAGACAAAAAGCACTAGCAAGGAAATCAAAATGACATTTATTCATCATAATTACCTGGGTGATCTTGAATTAGAAAAGAAAGAGCAAAATGGCATCCGACTCTATAACCTACCAAGTGGAGCATGGGCGCCATCTATTACATCAGTGACTTCTTTTTACAATCGTCAAATCTTTGTTGAATGGAGAAAAAGAGTTGGTGTTGAAAAAGCAAATGCAATTACACGAAAAGCAACAGCAAGAGGTACTGATTTTCACCAAGTTTGTCAGGACTACTTGGAAAATAAAGAACTAAACTGGGATGATTATCAACCCATGACAAAGTTTATGTACATTCATGCTAAACCTTATCTTGACAAGATAGATAATATTCATGCCATTGAAAGAACTCTTTATTCTGAATATTTGGGACTTGCTGGACGAGTTGATTGTATTGCTGAGTATGAAGGGGAGTTGGCAGTTATTGACTTCAAGACTTCAGAAAAGATAAAACCAGAAGAATGGATTGAAAACTATTTTGTTCAAGAGACATTCTACGCTGCTGCATATTACGAACTCACTGGTCAGGTTGTTAAAAAACTCATTACCCTAATGGTAACTCCTGGTGGTGAAGTTAAAGTATTTGACAAAAGAAACAAAGGGGACTATATTAAACTATTAATCCGTTATATCAAAGAATTTGTACATCACAATACTAGGTCAGATGGAGAATGAATTAGAGAAAGCATTAGAGAATAAGTTCTTCTGCCCATCTCGTTTTGCACAAGAGATTGAGAATCTTGTGCAAGTAAACATTGAGATGAATTATATTGATGCAATTGTCTACTTCTGTGAGCAAAATAATATTGATCTAGAATCAGTTCCTAAACTCATCCCAAAACCTTTGAAAGAAAAGATTAAATATGAGGCAATGGAACTGAACTTTCTTAAGAAAACTTCACGTGCTAAATTGATTTTTTGATGATGCCGTTTGATGCTTATCGTGAATACCTTGCTCTAAAAAACCACTTCACAAAAGATAGTTACGATTATCATAAGTACTGTGGAAAAAGTAGAGCAACAGTTCAGTCTTTCTACAAACGTAAGGATCGTTTCTGGTTTGAAAAGATTTCAAGACAGAAAACTGATCAAGAAGTTGTAGAATTTTTTGTCGCTAATTTTGTTTCTTGTCCTGATCCAGAAACACTCTGGATTGGAGAAATGATGAAAGAGGGAGAAACAAGATATCAAACTTGGCAAAAGAAAATTCAATCACTTTCATATGTCTTCAAAGAAGAAAGTCAATCTTTATTTGAGGAAAATAAATTTGAGGATGTCTTTAAGTGTTCAAAGGGACATCCTGTTCTACTTAAAAAGTTTTTAAGTGGTAAAGTATCATTGGAAACAATGGTTCTTTTTGATAAGATCTTTGCATACTCAAAGAACTTTGATAAGAAACTTCAAGACCCGGTGTGGCAAACCGTAAGTCGTCGGATTAAAAAATATAATCCGTTTCTAAATATTGATGTACTTAAATTTCGTAAAATCTTGAAAGAAATTATTTTGGAGGATCAATGAGTTTCTTTAGTTCCGAAGTCGTCCGTGCAGAAATGACGGAAATCGCAGAACTTCAAGAACAGATCTACAATAATGTTTTTAAGTTTCCTTCTATGACAAAAGAAGAGAAGCTTGAGCATGTTGAAGTTTTGGAAACTCTTTTGGAAAGGCAGAAAGTTCTTTATACAAGAATGAGTCTGTCTGATGATCCAGAAGCAAAAAAAATGAAGGAACGTATTGTTAGTTCTGCTATTATGATGGGTATGCCTCCTGGCACTGATATGAACATCATTTTGAACAATATGTCCAAAATGCTTGATGTAATGAAAAAGCAGATTGACAAAACAGGTTCCGACCTGTAGAATAACGAAGTACACAAAGGCCAAATCCTACTAATACGGAGAAATCTAATGAGCTTTTCTGATCTGAAAAAACAATCCACTCTTGGTTCTCTTACTTCTAAACTGGTGAAAGAAGTAGAGAAGATGAGTACAACTTCTGGAGGCGCTGATGAGCGTCTTTGGAAACCTGAAATGGATAAAACTGGTAACGGTTTTGCAGTTATCCGTTTCCTTCCTGCTCCAGAGGGTGAAGAACTTCCCTGGGCAAAAATGTATTCACACGCTTTCCAAGGTCATGGTGGTTGGTACATTGAAAACTCTCTGACTACTATTGGACAAAAAGATCCACTGGGCGAACATAACCGTGAACTGTGGAACAGTGGTATTGAATCTAACAAAGAAACTGTTCGTAAGCAAAAGCGTAAACTGAACTATTACAGCAATATCTACGTTGTAAAAGATCCTACAAATCCTCATAACGAAGGTAAGGTCTTCCTCTTCAAGTATGGTAAAAAGATCTTTGATAAGATTATGGAGGCAATGCAACCTGAATTTGAGGATGAGACTCCTATCAATCCATTTGACTTCTGGCAGGGCGCTAATTTCAAACTCAAAATCGTAAAGAAAGATGGGTATTGGAACTACGATAAATCAGAATTTGGTTCTGTTGGACCACTACTGGATGATGATGATGCTCTGGAATCCCTCTGGAAGAAAGAGTATTCGCTGACTGCAATCACTGCTCCAGACCAGTTTAAGTCTTATGAAGAACTTGAGCGTCGTATGAACATGGTTCTTGGTCTTAAGAACTCTTCTCCTGCTCGTTCTCGTGCAGTGGTTGAACAAGAAGATGATCTTGAAGAGTTTACTCAAACTCCTACAGTTCAAGATCGTGTAGTAGAAGAACTGGAACAATCTTATGCTCGTTCTAAGTCTCCTTCACTTCCTCAAATCTCTCAAGATGATGATGAAGACGATGCTCTTGCATATTTTCAAAAATTAGCAGAATAAATAGTGGTGCCTTAACTGACTAGCATCTTTAAGGTTGGAGGAGAGAAATCTCCTCCTTTTTAATATAAATAATATCGCTAGTCGGTTTTAAGAGCAGTTATGGAATTCATAGAGTACCACTATGTTTATTATTCCTATGAGGAATATGGTAAAGGATATATTGGCAGTAGAACCTGCAAATGTTTTCCTACAGAGGATGTAAATTATTTTGGTTCTTTTAAAGATAAATCATTTAAACCAACTCAAAAAATAATACTTAAAGATGATTATTCTACAAGAGAAGAAGCATATATTGATGAGATTATTTTGCAAGAATATTATAGAGTAGTAAAGAATCCGCATTTTGCCAATAGAGCATATCAAACTTCTACTGGATTTGGTAGGAAGGGTATGGTTCCTCATAATAAAGGGCAGAAAATGGATTTAGAACAAAGAAAAAAGTTGAGTGATATTTGTAAGGGGAGAAAAGTAAATGAAGAAACTAAAAAGAAGTTGAGAGAAAAACTAAAAGGCAGAGTGCTGACCGAGGAACATAAAAGAAAAATTGCAACTTCGAATAAAGGTAAATCAAAAACAATAACAGAAAAAAGAAAACAATCAGATATTCAAAGAGGGTTAACTCTAAAGGGGAGATTTGTTGGAGATAAAAATCCTACAAAAAGACCAGAAGTTAAAGAAAAAATTAGCAATTCTTGTAAGGGAAGAATTGCTTGGAATAGAGGAAAAACCTTCCCGGAGTTATCTGGTAGTAAAAATCCAAAAGCAAAAAGAATTGAATTTGAAGGTGTAATTTATAATTGTGTTAAAGATGCTTTAGAAAAAACTAAAAGATCTAAATATTACATTCAGAAATATTCTACTTATCTTTAACTGAATAGGCGAATATTATCTCCTCTCTTGAGGTTCTCGCTAATATATTGTGAGGACCCTTCTTTATATGTCATCATTTCTTCCATATCATCAAGAACAATATTTAAGTATCTTGGTTTGAGTACGTAGATATTTCTCTTTGCATCCTCAAGTTTTTCTTCATATTCATAGTTAGTAACTGGGGTAGTTACATTTGAAAGAGTAACTTGAGATTCTGTGAATGCATCATAATAAGACCAATCAGAAGCATAGTTTTGAGGAACTTCCAGTCCCGCTGGAATGATTACAACTCCTTGACTATTTTTAATTTCAATTGTTTCATAGTGATGAACACTATAGATTCTTGCATATATTTCTTCTTCAGTGCTCAACCCAACCCCATATTTTTCTCTTAAATAAGTATCAAAAGATACTTGCGTCATTGGCCATTCTGTTTGGATATTGATAATATTGTTTGAGAGAAGAATTACCCAATCTAAAGAAGAGTTATTGTATATTTCAAATGCAACATTATCTGGGCGAGCATCTCCAATAATTTTATATTTCTCAAAGAATGATACTTCTTGAAAAATATCTGGGCGAAGAGTTCCCTTTTTGAATAGGTTCTTTACTTCAATGTAATCACTAATTTTAGCATCTGGTAATCTGCTAACGTATTCAAAAGATGGTAGTTGTCTGAAGTATGGTGTTGCCATTTTAGTATCCTATTACGGTATCTTTGTCTTGATCCAACTTTGAATAATCATCATTAAAGATTGGTTCTAGTTCTTGGAATTGCATTGTTATTTCGTATGATGTCATTAAACCATCAGCGAATGTCATATAGTTTCCTTCTGGAGTGTAGTTAACTGTAAAAGATTGTAGAGCACACTCTTTAATTAAATTGATGTATGGATGATCTTTATTTTTGTGTAGATATTGTATTTTGAATGTATGAGGAGCTTTTAAAAATAAAGTAGATGCTGTTCTTTGAACTGCCATCCCTTGTTTAAAAAATCTTATTATTTGCCTAATTTGTTCTCTATCAGCTTTACCTCTTGCAGATAATTTGAAGGTAAATGTAAAAGGTCTTAATGTTGGACCAGAAAATAACAATTCCATATTTGGATTGAATACTGCTCCTTGAGTTCTTGATAAGATATTGGATTTTCCAATTGCTTGAGCAGTAAAAATTGCTGCTATTCCGGTCCTTACTGCTCCGGAATTTTCTTGCACATTTTGTGTCTGTGCCTCTAATGTATTTGCTCCTGCTGCAGCTCCTCCTGTTATTACGGAATTTGCAATTTCCGCTAAACCTTTTTCCAAGGGATTCATTTCATCACTACCCCAAGTGACGGAGTTGGTATCTGATATTCCTCCGGGTATAGGTAGAAAGACATTTCCAATTGTTCTTGAGGTGAAATTACTTCTTTCTCCAAAACTACCTAATCCTTGATTTGCCGATTCATTTATATTTCTTGGTTCATATTTTAACATATTAAATTTAATCACATCTTGATGTTCTATTTGTAGATTTGATGGGTAGGATAATTTTTCTGGAAATTTAAATCTTGATAATTTTTCAGATTCTTTTAATTCTCTTTCTAATGCTGCTTTATTTTCTTCTGCTGCAATTGGAGTTGCGCTGTTGGGTGATATTAATTTATTTGATTTTGCTTGTGCTTCCGCATCAGTTCCACCAGATGCCTTTACACCTTGTGCTGTAGTAATTTTTGCTGCATTTTTTATATTATTAATTCCTTCTACACCAGATAGTGCTTTTATTTCATTTTGCGATAACCCAGAGTTTTGACTTGCAGTAAATTTTCCTGTTGAAGGATTATAAGTTCCAAGACTTTGAAATTGTAGAGCAGCACCTTGCTTATAAATTTGAGTAACTCCAGTTTCTGCATTTACTACTGGAGATAAAATCCCACCAATTCCTTTTACTTGAAATGGATTTTTTCCTGGTTCTCCGTAAGTTCCTGCCATCAAAAATCCCTCCAATTTGTTATAGGAGTAATCATCTCAATTTTTTGTAGAGTATGAGACATTTATGAGAGGGGTTTTTATTTATTTAGACGGAATTTTGCATAAGGTATAGAAAGCATTTCATCAAGTTCTTCATATTTTACAACGTAAAGTTTACCTGCAACTTCTTCCCAAGTATATTGTCTTCCTTTTCTCCAATGAAAATTGATTCCCTTAAATCCCCATTTTTCTAATGAGGTACAAGCAATTAATGGATGTTGATCATATTCCAATCCTGGCGTTTTTGCGTTATAAACAAAAGTATAAAATTTTCCTACTTCTGGATATAATGCTTCTTTCTTTAATACATCCATAATAATCAACATTAGATCTTCTGGATCATATGTACCAGCAGCATCAATTCTTTTTTTCAACTCTCTCATTCTTGGAGGAATACTGACATATTGACCAAAACCTTTTGCCATTACTTGATTCCTAATTCTTGTTCTGTAATAATCTTAAATCCAATCATATTGTCCTCACAAAACTCTTGAGCAGCACGCCATTTTGCTTGGTTAGTTGCATATGTATAAACTTCGTGAAGATAAGACTTGGTAGTTCTTGATCTTGGTTTTGGTGCAACTGTTTCTTTTTTTGGTTTGATTTCAATAATATATTTTTTAATATCTCCAGATTGTTCTCTAACTTTAATGATAAAATCTGGAAAGTAATTTCTTACTTTTTGTTTTACTGGGTCATAATATTTGATTCGAATCTCCTCCGATCCCCAAGCAATAATATTTTCATTTAAGTCGCACCAGTGGCAAAATTTACGTTCCCAACTACTTCTGCATATAATATTGTTGGGGTCACCAATGTATTTTTGTGGATATGATGGTTTGTATTTACTCTTGATGCTTTCTGCCATTATCCTTACTACATAATATATACGGTCAAAAATTATTTATAAATGGCAGTTCCAAAGCCAGCAGCAAGAAACGTATCTCAAATAAAAAGTTCTTTGCTTAAACCAGCATTAACATCTCATTATGAGTTATATCTCACTATGCCGAATGGTAATGCTGGTGACTTTAGTAAAATAATGGCAAAAAATGGTGTAAATTTTTCTGTCGAACAATCCAATTTACAACTTGCATGTAGCGAAGCAACGTTACCTGGGTCAAGTTTAGCAACTCTTGAAATCAATAATGATTACACTGGTGTCACTGAAAGACACGCATATCGCAGAATTTATGATGACAGGATTGATCTTACTTTTTATGTTGATACAAAATATACTGTAATTAAATTCTTTGAAACTTGGATTAAGTATATTATGAATGAAAGTATTAGTGGTGGAGAAGGAGGACCTACTGGATTAGTATCTCCAAACTTTTTTTATAGTGTTAGATATCCAGAAGAATATCAAACAAATTTTTCTATTGTAAAGTTTGAAAGGGATTATCAGTCCAGACTAACATATACTTTTTTAAAGGCATATCCTATTAGTATATCTTCTATGCCAATATCTTATGATTCATCTTCTTTATTGAAGTGTACTGTTTCCTTTACTTATTCCAGATATTATATTGAAGATCTTAATGGTTCTGCTCCACCACCAGATGCACAGAATTCTCAGTCATCTCTCAATAACCCATTAGAACAAGCAGGATTTAATGTTGCTGCGTATCAAACCTTCTCCAATCCTCAGTTTGGTGTAGATACAACTGGGGGACTATCATCTCAAAATGCATTATCTTCTGGTAATTCCCTTCAGGTTTATGAGGGTGAAGAAATAATTAATGCCATTAATTCCAATCAAAGACCAGTTGAGTCTGGTCTTCCTTATGTTGGTAGGAATGTTGGACCAATATCACCCTATCAATAAGACATAAAAAAAGAGGGTCATTAAGACCCTCAGTTTGGAGTTGGAAGTTCTACCTTTGCGTTTTGAAGAACTGCAAATAGAACAGTGCTTCCGCCAATGACTAAAAATGGAATTAATAATAATGAGATGATGAGAGTTTTCATTGATCTTTTTTAAGACCCTTAGACAAACCAATAGCACTTACTACACCAGTGAGACCGTAAATTCCTCCCCACAAACCCAACCACAGAGAGTTGTTGCGGTGGATTTGAGAAACTTCTGGAGCAACTTTGTGGTACTTATACGCCGCATCATACTCCTGAACATACCAGACAAAGCAAGCGCCAGTTGCTGCGGTCGTTACAGAGAGTGCAGATGCAAGATAGAAGTTGAGAAGTCCTTTCATCGATTTGTTTGAACTGTAGTTATTATAGTACGTGTTTGTGAGTTGTTTGGAGTTGAGTGGACACTTTCTCTTCTGTCCATGCACGCTAAATAATCACACCTGAAGTTCTATAGGATATTATGCCTTTACCGAAGATTTCTACACCAACTTATGAACTTGAATTGCCCTCAACTGGACAAACAATTCAGTACAGACCATTTCTTGTTAAAGAAGAAAAGCTACTTGTAATTGCTTTAGAAAGTGAAGATACGAAGCAAATTACAACAGCAATTAAAACAGTTATCAAAAGTTGTATTCTTACCAAAAATATTAAAGTAGAATCTCTTCCTACTTTTGATATTGAATATTTGTTCTTGAATATTCGTGGCAAGTCTGTTGGGGAAGAACTTGAAGTTAATATTATCTGCCCTGATGACGGTGAGACTCAAGTTCCAGTAAAAATTAATCTGGATGACATTAAAGTTCAAAAAAATGAAGAGCATTCAAATAGAATCAAACTTGATGATTCTATTATGATGGAAATGAAGTATCCATCTTTAGATCAGTTTATTAAGAGTAATTTTCATTTCAGTGATAAAAATGCAATGGATCAATCGTTTGAATTGATTGCATCTTGTATTGATAAAATTTTTACTGAAGAAGAAGTTTGGACTGCCGCAGACGTAACTAAAAAAGAAATGGCAGACTTTTTAGAATCAATGAATTCTTCTCAGTTCAAAGATATTGAAAAGTTCTTTGAAACAATGCCTAAACTTTCTCATAAAATTAAAGTTAAGAATCCAGTTACTGAAGTTGAAAGTGAAGTTGTTTTAGAAGGGTTAGCATCTTTTTTCGCGTGAGTATGGTCCATATGGACCTTGAAAATTATTTCAAACTTAATTTTTCTCTGATGCAATACCATAAATATTCATTATGGGAGATTGAAAATATGATTCCTTGGGAAAGGGACATATACGTTACATTATTACAACAGCATCTTGAAGAAGAAGAGTTAAAACAAAAACAGCAGATGACCAATGCCCATTTCTAATCCAAAAGAGGAAATTGACAGTAGGATACTGAGTCTCATTGGGATTGAGGATGTTTTTGACCTTGATTATGAAACTTACTTGACTCTTCTTAAAGAGGCAATGGTCAAAAGTAGGATGACCAAAAAAACAATTCCTACTGAAGAAGTTATGCTCTTAAACGATGAATTTAAAAGAGTTAAGAGCAAAAAAGATAGGGGTAGATTTGAAGTTAAAAAGAAAAAAATATCTGCATCTTCTTTTAATGTTGGAAATGTTAAAGGAAAACTTATAGGCGATAGTCCAATAAAAGGACTTTTGCCCTCGCAGGCAATTGCAAAATCTCCTTTAAAAAAATCTTTAGAAGATAATATATCTGCAATAACTTCTTCATTTGTTTCTATAGCAGAAACTTTAAAGCAACAAAAGAAAGTAGCGGATGATTCAACTGCTTACGATAAAAGAAAAACAGAGAAAGAAAAAAGAGGACTTGCCGAGAGTAAATTAGAAAAAAGATTTGAAGGATTAAAAAAGGTAGCAGAAAAAATAATAGCACCAGTAAAATCTTTACTTGATAGAATCATTCAATTCTTTACCACTGTTATAATGGGAAGAATTGTATATAAACTTGTCGAGTGGTTAGGTGATCCTACAAATGCAAGTAAGGTTAAATCAATCATTCGTTTCGTTAAAGATTGGTGGCCTGCCCTACTTGGATCCTACATTTTATTTGGAACAAGTTTTGGCAAATTAATTAGAGGAACAGTAGGTCTTGTTGGTAGGTTTATATTCCAGATTGGAAAAGTTGCTATACCACAACTTCTTAAATTTATTAAAAGTCCTGTTGGTATTGGGTTAGGACTTTTTACTGCAGGTGCGACAGTTCCTGCAATGTTCCCAGGAACTGTTAATCAACAAGAAAGACAAACATCAAAACAACCCGGAAGTAAAGAAGATAAGATAAAGTCTCTTCAGCAACAAAAGGCAAACTTAAATTTCTTTGAGAAACTTCAAGACAAAGGTTCTGAAATTGACGAACAAGTTTCTTATTTGCAAACGGGCAAAACTAAGTCATATGGATTTAGTGGTGGTGGATTAGCAAGTGGATTTGTAAGTGGAGAGAAAGGTGTAGATAAAGTCCCTGCAATGCTTAGTGATGGTGAATTTGTTATGTCTCGCGGCGCCGTCTCAAAGTATGGGGTTGATACTCTTGAGGCAATGAATGCAGCAGGGGGAGGAACTAATAAACCAAAAGTTATGAGTGGGACTACTTATGCTGCTGGTGGTGGTATGGTTGGTAGATCAAACACTCCTTTTTCCAAAGATCCTATAGATGCTATAAGTAGGTTCATAAAGTTTAAGTTTGGCGCTGATCCATCAAAACAATCAACTTGGGGATTTCCTACGATTCCCTCCCCCACATCAAAACCAAGTTTTTCGTCAGGTGGTTCTACCGGATCCTTGATGACTGATCCTATAGGTGCAGTTGCCAGAATTGCTAACAATATGGGAATAAAAACTCCAAATGTCCCATCTCCAAAATCTAAACCTCAAGGTGTCAAGACTAAACCTGGAGGTAGTCAAAAAAATATGTTCCAGGAAATTTATGAAAAACTTACTGGTCCTGGAGCAGCAACTTATAAAGATGCTGGTTCAATATATGCCAAACAGATGCTTGGTGGATTTGGTGGACCAATAAGTGAAATGGATTTAGGTGGAGAATCTGAGAGAGAACTGCAAAAAGCAATTCAGAGAGCAAAGAAAAGAACTGCGCAACAAATTAGAATAGAGCAACAAAAATTAAATACTCTACTTCAAAATCCACCAAAACCTGGGCAAGATAGGAGTGAATGGAATAATGCAGTCGATACTCAACGAAGTTTTCTTAAAAAATTTAAACAAGGTGGAATACGAGTTCAGTATGCTGATTATGCAGAAAATGGAAAGATGACTGAAAATGCCGAAAATGCCAAAAATATTCTTGGGCAGTTTTGGGCGTATGGTAGAAATAAAAAACAAGGAGGTGGATATCGTATTGAAGATAAGTATGATTTTGATAAAATGAAAGACCCTATGAGTGTTTTGTTTGGTGGTGGTAAAAGTACACAACAAAGACTTCAAGCACTTCACCAGTTAAATCCCCTTAAAGGAAAGGGTGATGTTGATATGATTCTTGGTGGAAAGAGAACTGCGGCAGAATCTTGGGGTCTTTCTGCAAGTAAAACATTGCTTGGTGGGATGTTGGGCATATCTGGAAAACCTAAAGAATCTCAAAAGAAAAATATTGGTCCAGCGACAATGTATAAACCTAATGATCCAAGAAGAAAACAATCTGGACCATATCAATCAAGGTTTGCTCGTCCCAAAAATGCTGGTGTTAAACCTGTTAAACCCCCATCAAAACCATCGGTTATATACACATATCCACAATCTTCAAACAAAAACAAACCTTCCTCTGTTTACAATCGCCCTGCTGCTTCAAAACCACCAAGTTTTAGTGCATCTACTAAGGGAAGTAAACCCAAAATCAACATATTTGGAATTCACATCTAAGTAAATGGCAATTAATACTCAAAAGTTTTTGCCTTCTTCTAAAGGGGGATCACTAGTAAAGGTTAACAAGACTCTTATTAAGGGTTCTTCTTCTGTTGCTGTGGGTGATAAGTCAATAAAAAATTTAAGTATTGTCAGAGTTAAAGCAATTGAAGTTGATAGTATTTTAAAAGGAACTCTGGCAGCAGAAAAGAAAAAACTTACTGAGTCTAAAAAACAAGATAGTTCTAAAAGAAGAGAAAAGATAGAAGAAAAATTAGAAACAAAACCAAAGGTAGAATCTGACAAAGTAAAAATGCCAAGTCTTCCTCGTATGGGATTTTTGGATTGGGTAAAGAACTTTATTGGTAATATTGTTCTTGGATATTTTGCAGTTAGGTTAGTTGATCATTTACCAAAAATAATTCCTATTGTTAAATTTTTAGGGCAAGCAACTGATTTTGTTCTTGGTGTTGGTGGAAAACTTTTAGATGGTCTTGTGACTTTTATTGATTGGGGGTATAAAGCATATGATGCTACTCGTGGTTTTGTAAAAAATCTTTTTGGTAATGATGGAGTAAAGCAATTTGAACAACTTTCTGGACTTTTAAATCAGTTTTTAAATCTTGCATTGATTGCAGGAATGGCTGCTGCGGGTTCAGTTGGACGCGGAGGCAAAGGTAAGGGAGGATACGTTGGATCAAGACCAAGACCTGGAACTGGCGGAAGACCCAGAGTAACAACAAGTGGTGGTGGGGTTGATATTAGAAATCCACTAAGACAGAGACCCAAAGTAACTATGGGTCGTGGTGGAAATAAAGCACTTCTTTCTTCAGTAAGACCGTTTTTAAAAAGAATTCCTCTACCCATTGTTGGGGCATTAGTTAACTTTGGATTGTCCGTTGCATTGGGAGAAAATCCGGGAAGAGCAGCATTTAGAGCAATTGGTGCTGGACTTCTTGGTGCTGTTGGTGCTGCTGCCGGAACAGTTGTACCGGTTGCTGGAAACTTTATTGGTGGATTGATTGGTGGCGTTGCTGGCGATGCTATTGGTGGTGTCTTATATGATTTCTTTTTTGGTAGTGGAATGCCATCTGGAAAAGGAAAGACTGTTAAGAAAGCAGGTGGCGGTACGACAAGGGGTGGAAGACCTCAACGTGGAGTAAAAAGAACAGTATCTAAAAGGGGAAAATATAGAAGAAGATTAGCACCACAAAAACCTGGGGACGTGGAAGCAAATTCTCCAGGTGCTGATGTTGGTGGTGAAGA